CAACAATTTATACCGAGAATTCTACTGGGCCGGCATTCAATGGATGGGGATATGGCGGAGGTAATTTCTAATGAATAGTGCTACTATATATACAGATATACACACTGTATTATGTGGAGATTTATTCGTGAATAAGTATTTAAAAAAATGCGTTGGATGTTCTGTGATTAAATTCGCAAGTGAATTTTATCCTAGAAATCCCAGATGTAAAGAATGTTATAACCTAATCAGAAGAGAGGGTCGTAATAAATCAGTGTGTTTAAAGTGTCATGTCGAATTTAGACCGGGAGTAAGTGGACGATATAAGTTTTGCTCTGATATGTGCAGATTTATGGATAAAACGTCAAAAGATGTATCTGGATGTTGGTTGTGGAAAGCCCATGTTCAGAAAAAGAGAGGGGGTTATGGGACATTTGTTGCGTGGGGCAAAAAAAGTATCCTTGCCCACAGATTCTCATTCAAATTATTCTATGGATATCTTGATGATGATAAATTAGTTCTACACTCGTGCCATAATCCAATATGTGTAAATCCTTCTCATCTTCGCCAAGGAACTCCGATGGAAAATACTATCGATCGTAAAGCCGCTGGCAGAACAACAAATCAAGGAAAGGTAAAATAGTCATGTCCTGGAACGCGAACAT